GTACGTTGCAGTTGGCGTTGGCGTTACCGCTACGACCAGCAGCACGCCGGTTCCGGCTAACACCCCGATTCCGTTCTTGGTTCCCGCTGGTACGGGCGCTCCGTGGCGTGTAAGCGCCATTCAAGTGTCTGCCAGCGGCACGGTCTACGCAAAGCCCATTAACCAGAACTAAGTCAATGGCTCGCTATTACGGCGTACCGCTTCGTAACGGCCTGCGTTTGGGGCTTGGGTCTGTTATTGGCCTTGGAAAAACTAGCGGCCCTGCCGTACCTGCAACCGTTGAATACCTTGTTGTTGCTGGCGGTGCTGGTGGTAGAACATCGGGCGCGGGCGCTTATGTAGCCGGTGGCGGTGGCGCAGGTGGCATGAGCAATGCTGGAGCCACCTTTAGCGTAGTGCGTGGCACTACTTACACCATCACTGTTGGCGGCGGCGGAGCCTCGGATAATAACGGCAGTAATTCTGTTATTTCATCTGTGGTTACGATGACCGGCGGCGGTACTGGCGGCATCGACAGTGAAGGCGGTTATGGCGGCGGCTCCGGTGGCGGTGGCGGTAATGGCGCTGGGGGCGGTGCCGGAACAGCAGGGCAAGGAAATAGCGGAGGTGGGGGTAATACCCGGTCCGGCTTGGGAACCGGCGCTGGCGGCGGTGGCGGCAAAGGCGGGGTTGGAGGAGACGGCGGCGCATATTATCCGCCTTTTTCTTTTGACACAGGCGCAGGCGGATTGGGGCAAGCGTCTTCAATTACGCTTACCAGTCTTTTCTATGCTGGCGGTGGTGGCGGCGGCGGCGACGGTGGTGGAACCAAAGGCGCTGGCGGGTCAGGTGTTGGCGGAAACGGAGGCGGTGGTTATTACACTGTACCTACCGCTGGCATGGTTAACAGAGGCGGAGGAGGAGGAGGTAACGGCACCTCGCCATCTCCGGGCGGCCCTGGCGGCGCTGGCGGCTCCGGCGTTGTGGTTATCCGTTATTCCGATGCGTTTGCAGAGGCGGTTACTACTGGATCGCCGGTTTATACGGTTTCTGGTGGATACCGTATTTATCGTTTTACTGGCTCTGGCACAATTCGTTGGTGACGCATGGCGCACTTCGCACAACTTGACGAAAACAACGTCGTGCTTCAGGTCATCGTTGTTAATAACGAAGAACTGATGGATGGCACCGACGAAAGCGAAGTCAAAGGCATCGCGTTTTGCCAAGAACTGTTTGGCTCCGATACCATTTGGCGACAAACATCCTACAACAACCGATTCAGAGCCCGTTATGCCGCTATTGGTGGCGTTTACGATCCAGTTAAAGACGTGTTTATTTCCCCGAAGTTTTTTCCGTCATGGGTCTTAAACGAAGAAACCACCGAGTGGGAAGCCCCTGTACCGTATCCAGATGACGGTAACTTCTATACATGGAATGAAAGTACGCTTTCTTGGGACATCGTGCTTCTTCCTACAAGGAGTATGGGCATAGGAAGGGACTTGCCGCCAGAGGAAGCGCCGTAATGATGTTCCACAAGCAGGCGCAGATCGCGTTTGTTTTGCCGCCTAAATGCGGGAGCATTTCTACGAAAGATTTTTTGGCGTCTTTTAACTTTAGGTTAATCACTCATTCTTCATTGCCAAATCACCACCATGTTAAATATGAAGACGCAGTGAGGCTTTATCCTAACATTGCAAATTACAAAATGTACGGAGTGTTTAGAAATCCACTAGACAGGTTTTTAAGTACGCTAAAAGGTTTCAATCTAAGTTATGACAAGTTTTTAAGTTACTTTGATGAGCCTCAGAATCAACATCTTTCGTTTTTTAAACTAAGACAAGTTGATTGGTTAGACATATCAAAAATCAATTTAATTGACTTTGACAACTTGGTTGCTGGGGTTACCGAAGTAGTTAAAGACATGGGCGGCGATAAAAAATTTGAACACTTCAACAGGGCCAAACCAATCAACGTGCCGGCTACAGACGACTTAAAGGCTTTTGTACGGGACTACTATGCCGCCGACTACCAGTTTGCCAAAGAAGTTCTTGGCAAGGAGTATTAAAAATGGCCGACACTAAAATCAGCGCACTGCCTTCAGGCGCACCGGCACAGGCTGGTGACGAGTACGTCATTGCTCGTGGTGGCGCAAACTACAAACTGACGGGCACTAACCTGCTTGGTTTGGTTACCGGAACGGCTAACACGTTTACGGCTACGCAAACGTTTGGCACTGCCGACATTACGACGCTAGAGGCGTCTAACTTGCGTGCGCTTGACGGCACCCCTGCCGCCACGGTCGCTAACTCTACCGGCGTCATCTCGGTATCAACCAAGATCGAGTACGCAGACGGTACGGCTGCTGCCCCGACTGTTACGAACACGGGCGACACCGATACCGGCATGTACTTTCCGGCTGCTAACGAAGTGGCTGTGGCTGCTGGCGGCTCAGTCGCCGCTGCGTTCAATACGAATGGACTGTTTTTTCGTAACCGCATCATCAACGGCGATATGCGGATCGACCAGCGCAATGCTGGGGCTAGTGTGACGATTAATACCGCTGCGGCTAATTATGTTTTAGACAGGTTTTTTGGTTACGGACAAGCAAGTGATGGCGTGTATACGTTACAACGATCCACAACTGCGCCGAGTGGATTTACTAACTCGTTAATAGCAACTGCTACAACCGCCGATTCTTCTCTTGGTGCTACTCAGTTTTATGCAATAGCCCAATATATAGAAGGTTTCAATGCAGCAGATTTTGGATGGGGAGCCTCTGGAGCATTGACCGTCACGTTATCATTTTGGGTTCGATCAAGCGTTACCGGAACATTTGGCGGTGTTATAAGAAACAGCGCAGCAAATAGGTCTTATCCGTTTACATACTCAATTTCCGTTGCTAATGCGTGGGAATACAAAACAATAACTATCCCCGGAGACACTAGCGGAACATGGGCAACCGATAACACTTCTGGGCCGCAAATTTGGTTTAGTTTGGGAACGGGTTCAACATTAAGCGGTACAGCCGGAGCGTGGGCGGGTGCGAACTATATTTCGGCAACCGGCGCAACAAACTTGATGGCGACTTTGAGCGCCACTTTTTACATCACTGGCGTCCAACTTGAAACCGGCTCCGTCGCCACTCCGTTTGAGCGTAGACCGTATGGCACGGAGTTGATGCTGTGTCAGCGGTATTATTACAAAATTACGCCGGGTAGCGCCTTTGCTCCGTTTGGGAATGGCTTGAGTTCAACGACTACGACAGGTCGAGGATTAACGGATTTTGCGGTAACGATGCGAGCCGCCCCAACTGCACTTTCGACAACTGGAACAGCGGCTGACTACGGGGTTTTTGAAACTGGTGGAAACGCAAATATGTCTGCCGTCCCGGCATTTTTAAACGCCTCAGTTAAAACCGCATCGTACACGCAAACTGTTGCGAGCGGCCTTACAGATGGCAGAGCAAATTACACCATTGCAAACAATGCCACCGCCTTTCTTGCATGGAGCGCCGAACTATGACGTACAAAATGCTCCCGAAACGCGATGGCGAGCCACAGATTTACGCGTGTATTGACGATGACGGTTTGTGCCGTCTGACTTGCACGGATCAATTTCCTGAGTTTCAAGCATGGCTTGCAGAAGGCAACGAGCCGCTGCCTGCTGACGAGGACAAGTAAATGGCTAACTGGAAGGTCGAGGGTTTGTACGTCACACCCGACAACGACGTTGTGACGGCCGTGGCATGGGCTTGCTACGGCAACAACACCATGCGCGGCAAACTAACGCTCGGCTTTCCGGGCGAGCCATTTGTGCAATATGCCGATCTGACCGAGGACAAGGTTCTCAGTTGGGTCTGGGCGCAAGTGGATAAAGAATTCGTCGAAAAGGATGTGGATGGTGTAGCACCGGATGTCCCGGTCGTTGCCGCTAAACCGCTGCCTTGGGTGGAGTAAGACATGTCTACCATTAAGATCTCCCAACTGCCTGCTACGACCGGCCCATTGACCGGCTCTGAACTTGCGCCTGTTGTGCAGGGCGGCGTGACCAAAAAAGCGCCCGTATCTGCCTTTTCGCAGTTTGTTAGCGTTAAGGCTTATGGCGCAGTGGGTGACGGTGTGGCTGACGATACGGCTGCGATTCAGGCTGCCGTCAATGGCGCCAAGTCCGTATTTATTCCGCCCGGAACGTACAAGATCACGGCTCCCATTGTTCTCTCGCAGAACAACTTTGAGATTTCGGGCGTTAAAGGCAAGTCGGTTATTCTGGGTTCTGGTGGCGGCGCTATCCAAGGCTACTTCCGGGTATCAACGGCTTTTACTGCCGAAAACGGAATTATCCAGAACCTAGAGTTTGACTCCGACGATGCCACTCAGGCTCGCTGGGGAATCTACTCCCCCTCTGGCGTTTACCTGTCGCACTTGTTGATCGCTGACTGTAACTTCTACGGTCGGTTGACGGCTGGCATTAAGGGCGTGTTGATCGGATCGCATGTCTATCGCTGCACGTTTGGCGTGTTCGGAACTGCCAATGCGCTGACGATGAAGGCGATTGAGTCGATTGGCGCTGCGCCGGTTAACCTGACCAATATCAACGTCATTGAGCAGTGCTGGGTCAAGAACTGCGGAACCCCGCAGTCCAACGTCGAATTTCAGACCGGATACGAACTGGTATTCCGCGATTGCGTGTTTGAGTTTGTCGATCCGACTGCTGCGGTTGTGTTGCTCTCCGGCATCTTGTTTCCCAAGTTTGAAGGATGCTGGTTTGAGGACGCGCAAGGTACTACCGATGTTGGAAAGTCCGTCATTTGGGTTCGACTGGACGCAAACGGCATTTTCTCTGAAGTGCTAACAGTCGATAACTGCCTGTTCCACACGTATGCGACCATTCCTTCTGGTCTTATTAATTTTGGGGACAGCCCCCGCAAGGTTTGTAACTTCACCAAAAACGTCATGGTGTCGTTGCAGTCGCCCGTTATTGTCGGCGGCAACACCGTCGCCTCGTTTGTGTCTACTTATGGCAACTACGCCACGGTAGGCGCTGGCGGTGATGCCACGGGCTTGCAGTACAACTCTCCTGCCAAGTTTGACCTTAACGTTGCAACTCCCGGCGTTGAGTTCCCGGCCACTCAGGTTGCTGATGCAAGGCCTAACGTCCTTGACGACTACGAGGAAGGCAACTTTACGATTACTGACCAATCTGGCGCTGGGCTGACCTTCTCTACTGGAGCGGGTAAATACACTAAGGTCGGGCGTCTGGTGACCTATACGGGCACCGTTGTGTATCCGGTTACAGCCAATACAAACGCCGCGATCATCTCAAGGCCGCCGTTTGTAAACACCGAAGAAAGCCCGGTTTCGATCATGTCAAACGTCGGGTCTGCTATTCAGGCATACGTTATCTCGACGGGAATTAACTTCTTTCCCGTCGGTTCGTTTACGCCGTCAACCAACGCAAACCTGTCCGGTAAGACGATTTACGTTTCCGGCTGCTACATGACCTCCAGTTGATTGATCATAGGAAACACCCATGACCACCATTAAAATTTCCCAGTTGCCGGATGCAACCGTTCCGCTGACGGGCGCAGAGGTTTTTCCTTTAGATCAGAACGGCGTTACTAAGAAGGCGCCAATCAGTGAGTTGGCCGCCAACTTTGTAAACGTCAAGAGTTACGGCGCTTTGGGCGATGGCGTTGCTAACGATACGGCTGCTATTCAAGCCGCTATCGACGCTGTGTCGTCTACTGGCCGCACTATCTATTTTCCTGCTGGTACGTACCTTGTTACTCCGGCCACGCTAAAGGACTGGGAAGGCACGCCGCTTGGCGAGGGGCAGATGACCTGTGCCTTTATTATGAAGTCCAACATGTCGCTGTGGGGCGACATTGGCGCAACCATTAAGTTGGCTAACAACTGCTCGACGCTTGCTGTGCCAAAGCGCTTGGCTTTGTTCTTTACCAATACGCCGATTTCTAACGTCTCGTTCTATGGCCTGACGATGGACATGAACGGCGTTAACAACCGTATTAGTCCGCTGGCCCCTGCGTCATACAACCGTTATAACCAAGCCATGATTCACGTCACTGGCACGATTGGTGGCGTGGCTGCGCGTATCGACAACTGCCGTATTGAGAACTGCGAGTTCTTGAATACCGCTGGCACCTCTTGCGTTGTTATGGCGCAGAGCAACACTGTCGGCATCACGCTCGGGCAGAACTGGTCTATTAGCAACTGCCTGTTCAAAAACAACGGCATTGATACTGACGATCACAGCAGCGTGTTCGCGTGGGCGGATAACGTCCTGTGCGAAGGCAACACGTTTACTGCCGACACCATGTTCCCGAACGGTATTTCGGGCAACAGCGGATCGTATGTCGGCTACGAAGTGCATGGCTCTAACCAGCGCTTTGTAAACAACCTGATCAGCAATTACTGGCAAGGCATGTGGGTTGCTTCAAACACGACCTCGCAAGCCAACAACATTATTATTTCCAACAACACGTTCTCGCCGGTCAAGTGGTACGCCATCGACTTCTTCCGCACTAATGCGGTTGAAACCGAAATCAACCGCGTATTGATTGACGGCAACACGGTGCTGATTGACGACACCACGCTAACGGGGACAGTGCCTACCTTTAAGGCTGCTTTCCAAATTGCGGCGTTCTATCGCGTCCAAAACGTGCAAATCACCAACAACTCGCTCTCGAAGAGCGGAGCGACAATTCCGTCTGTCGGCATTTTGCTTACGCCGCAGGGCAACGCGAATAACGATCACCGGAACATCGTAATCCGTGACAACGCTTTAAACGGCTTTGGCTCTGGCGTTGCGACGTTTATTAACTCGGTAAACGGCATGGGGCCGCTGGAAATTAGCAACAACTATTTCCGCAACTGCTCGGACGCGCCGGGGTACACCACGCCGCAAGGTATTGCGATTGGCTTAAGCGGCGTTGCCCCGTTGGCGACAGCGTATGAATCGCTGTTTATGTCCAACAACACGTTCATCGACGACCGCGCCGTGAAGCAGATGGACTTTGGCATCCGTATTGACCAAGTGACGGTGACTAACCTCAACGTCCAGCGTCAGAAGTACGTTGGCATGGTTACGGGCAACTACGCCGAAGCCTCCACAACGGTGACTAATCGGCTCGGATACTACGAATTCATCTCGTTTACGCCGACTTGGAAAGCCGGTGGAGTGGCTGTTACGTTGGGCAACGGCTCTCGTAACGCGTCTTATACGGTGGATGAGAAGCAAGTAACCATCAATGCCTTCTTGTCTTTGGGGTCAACGACCAGCATTGGCGCAGGCGCCATCACGCTAGACCTACCGTTTACGACCAATGCCAATTCGCTCCAGTACATCGGTAATTGGCGCATATTTGATACAAGCCTTTCTACCTACTACTTTGGTGGCGCTGTGTCCGTTAATAACGACACGGGCGTTGGCCTGCAACTTAACAATGGCGGCAACGTCACGAACTCCTCGCCGGTTACGCTGGCGACGGGCGATCTGATTAGCCTCCAAATGACCTACACCCGAGCATAGTTGTTGCACCCTGTTAGGCCATACAGTATTGTTAAACCGTACTGGTGCGGTTCACCAGGTTTCCGTAAGGAAGATGTATGACGGACGAAAACCAAGTCCCTGAAGTTGTAGCGGATGTATCCGCGCCGGAACCGGAGGCTACGGCTGCCCCGGAGTCTGAAGTTGTTGCGGAAACGCAATCGCCGGAGGAAAAGCCTGCCAAATCGTTCTCTCAAGAAGAGCTGGACGCGATGGTGGGCAAAAGGCTTGCACGGGAACGTCGCAAGTGGGAGCGAGAGCAAGCGCTAAAAGCCCAGCCGGCAACGGCGGCAGCGTCTTTGCCTAGCCGAGACGAGGATCCTGACGCGTATGCCGAGGCTCTGGCCGAACGCAAAGCAACAGAATTGCTCGCCAAACGCGAGGCCGAGCGCGAGCGAATGGCTCTTGTAGAGGCGTATCACGAACGCGAAGAAGCGGTACGGGACAAATACGATGACTTTGAAAAGGTCGCGTACAACCCGTCCTTACCAATCACGCCCGTGATGGCCGAGACGATTCAGGCGTCGGATGTAGGGCCAGAGCTGGCTTATTACCTAGGCTCAAACCCCCGCGAAGCCGATCGTATTTCCCGTTTGTCGCCATACCTTCAAGCTAAAGAGATCGGCAAGATAGAGGCTAAAATGGCTGACAATCCTATACCGATCAAGAAAACTACTAGCGCCCCCGCGCCAATCAAGCCGGTAACGGCTCGAGGCACTAACGGTAGCGGTTACGAAACCACAGACCCACGGTCGATTACGGCCATGAGCACGTCTGAATGGATCGAACGCGAACGTCAGCGCCAGATTAAGCAGTGGGAAGCGCGTCAACGTCGCTAACAATTTTTAGGAGACATTTTCGTGGCTAATACAATTCTTACTATTGATATGATCACGCGGAAAGCGCTCGAGATCCTCGAGAACAACCTTGTGATCACCCGCAACGTCAACCGCCAGTACGACAACTCGTACGCTGTCGAAGGCGCCAAGATCGGCACCACGCTGCGTATCCGTCTGCCGGATCGCGCTCTTGTGACCGACGGTGCCGCCCTGCAAGTGCAGGACGACAACGAGCAGTTCACGACCTTGACGGTTGCTTCGCAGAAGCACATCGGTGTGAACTTCACCACGGCCGAAATGACGATGCAGTTGGACGACTTCGCCGAGCGCGTGCTCAAGCCGCGTATCAGCCAGTTGGCCTCCAGCATCGACGCGGACGTCGCTAACAGCTTCAACAACATCTACCAGTCAGTCGGTACGCCAGGCACCACGCCGGGCACGACCGCTGTCCTGTTGGCTGCCCAGCAGAAACTGAACGAAGCCGCTGCCGTCATGTCGCCGCGCTACGCAACCGTTAACCCGGCTGCCAACGCTGCGCTCATTGAAGGCATGAAGGGCTTGTTCAACCCGGTCAGCACCATTTCGGCGCAGTTTAAGAACGGCATGTTCGGCGAAGGACTCTTGGGCTATAACGAGCTCAACATGTCGCAGTCGATCAAGCAGTTCACGACCGGCAGCCGCGCGGGCGCTCACACCGTGACCACGACCGTTTCGGCTCAGGGTACTTCGACCATTGCCATCACCGGCACTGGCACGCAGACCTTGAGAAAGGGCGACGTGTTTACGATTGCTAACGTGTTTGCTGTCAACCCGCAGACCCGCGAATCGACTGGCTCGCTCCAGCAGTTCGTGGTGACGGCGGACGTGACGGCTGCCGCTGGCGCGTACGCGTCTGTTTCGATCAGCCCGGCGATCTACACCTCGAGCGTTGCCCTTGCCACTGTGGACTCGTTCCCGCAGGCTGGCGCGGCGATCACGTTCTTGGGCGGTGCGTCGACCCAGTACCCGCAGAACCTTGTGTACCACCGCGATGCGATTGCCTTCGCCACGGCTGACTTGCTCATGCCGCAGGGCGTTGACATGGCTTCGCGCCAAGTGCACAACGGCATCTCCATGCGCGTTGTTCGTCAGTACGACATCAACAACGACCGTATGCCGTGCCGTATCGACGTGCTGTATGGCTACTCGGTGATCCGTCCGCAGATGGCTGTCCGCCTCTGGGGCTAATGATTAACCTATATTTTTGGAGTAACTAAAAATGGCACTTCCTAATGGTTCAGGCGGTTATCAGATTGGCGATGGCAATCTTGGCGAGCCGCTGTTTTTCACGCAG